GACCTGTCCGGTCGCGTTGCCGGTCGGCAGCGCACCGCTGGTGCCCTGCGCCACGTTGGGAATCGCCGTGAGGCCGAGCCGCACGGTATCGAGCAGATCAACCGCGATCAGCTGGAATTCAGCGAACACCGGCGCGACACCGGTGCATTGGATCGAGACCAGCAGTTGAGTCGAGTTGGAGACGTTGAACCGCGCATCAGCGATCTGGATCTCATACACGCCGGGGAAGTTCGTTGCATCGACCTCCTTGAATCGGCATTTACCGGCGGTCGGCGCGGCGAACGTGCCGAGCGTCGTGATGGTCTCGACGTTGGAAGCCGCGGAGGTGTAGGTCGTCGCGGTCGCCTCCAGATCGGCGATGGTCGAGATGATGAGGCCGCTCGATGCGTTGGTCAATCCGGTCTTGCCTGCGCCGGTTGTGACGGCCGAATCCTGAAGGAACACGCGGAGGATATTACTGGTGGTTCCCCGCTTGAGTATCTCTTTCATGTCAGCCTCTCATGCCTCCAGCCGTGCCGGGATGGACCAACAAACCGCCGCCACCGCCCGTGAATGCCGTCGTCTTGATCAGCAGGCTGACCATCGGCAACCGCGTGTTGTTCGTGAATGACCACGCGCCAGTCGTTTGCCGTTCCGCGTACCGGATCGTTTCCGTTGATATTGCGCTCAGATCACCGTTGGTCGGCAACGTGGCATAGGATGGTTGGCAAGCGTTCGCCGCAGACGATGTCGCCTTTTGGCCGAGAATATATTCCGTCCCGGTATTTAGCGTCGCGAGCGTGGAATCCTCAAACAGGATTTCCACTCCGTTCGTGGCAAAACGGGATATCTGGTCCGTATCGACGGCCACCGTCTGTAATGCCGTCGTGTTGTTGTAGAGCACCACGTTGAACGTACCGCTGGCGGACGCGATGTTGTTCGTCAGCCTGACGCCAGCAACCTGATACGTCGAAAAACTCGATGAATTGATGGTGAATGCAAGGCCAATTTCGTCTGGGTTAGATGTATTGGTCAACGCAGGAGCAGAGAATGTTTGATACGGATTGCCGTATGTTTTGGTTGATGAGCGCACAAAAAACGGTATCTGCTCAAATGCTGTGGACTTATTGGCATTAATGAATTTGTATGGCCGAACAAATCCCCTGCGCCAATCCTGAATCGATGTGCTGATAGCGGCGAGGTTGGATGCATTCCAAGTTCCGACCGCCTGTGGTTTGAGGTATAGGCAAACGAGTTGCCCTCTAGTGACCGTGACACCGCTCGGCAGCGTGTTGACGATGAATGTGTTGTTGTTCCCCGATGCCCAGCCGGTGTAGTCAACGTAGTTTGTCGCACCGCCCAGATAGGTGCCGTCGTTTAGCCCGGTAGTCGCCGAAACGCCCTGCAATCCAACGCGCAATGTACCCGGCGTACCGGTGATCGAACTTTGCCTGAATGCAACCGCGGTAATCGTCGCCGCCTCGGGCATCTGAAATACGATGCCGATATCGTTCGTCGTCGAGTTCATTGTCTGCGAACCGAACGTAATGTTCGTTGCGCACAATTGTTCCCAAGGTGGAAACAAAAACAAATAAGACATCAGGCCACCGTCAGCACGTTTCCATTGGCGTCATCGACGTTCAGCGTCACGGTGACATTCGCCATGCCGTGCACCGTTTTGCAGACTGCTATCTGCACCATGTTCGCTCGCATCTGGAGTTCTATTGCTGAATCCAGACACCATGATTCCTCCGCGGCGGCATCGGGAAATACAACGCCGCTTCCGTCATCGAATTGATACTGGATCGCACCAGCCGCATCAACCGTGCGCGACACAACCTGAATGCTGACCATCAGCGTCCCGCCTTAAGCGCGAAGAGCGGCTCCGTCTTATCGGCGCGGGTGAAGAACCCGACCAGCGCGGAAATCCACGCCGGAATCAGCGCGTTGACGCTGTTCACCATCGCGTGTTCAAACCGCGCCGTGATCTCCTCGAAACCGGCCTCCGGTGGCACGGGTTGTGCGAATGCGGACTGCATGGCCGGAGTCGATACCGCGATCGTCGTGATGACCATCAGCGTCGCCAAGCGCTTGATCGAGATGTTTTTCATTCCCCGCCTCTCAACACGGAAGCCAGCAAGGTGAGCAGCATATAGGCGGAAAATCCGCACCCGATCAATATCCCGATTTTGACGATCCATTCGATGATTCGTTCCTTCATCGGTGTTCCTCATGACGCAGTATCAATTGGAGGATGTTTCGCACCTCGGACTCAAGCGAATCAAGGCGCCGCCCGTGATCTTTGAGCGTCGCCGCGGTGCCGGTGATCTCCTGTTCCATTTTGTACATCATGTGGATGAGCTTACCGACACCGCCGGCGATCGCCAAAACCGCCATAAGTACAACAGCCGCCCAGCCGGAATCAATAGTCATGGCTAGTACTTCCTCACCGTGTAATCTTTCGCAGATCTAGCCAGATACAAACCGGCCTTCGCCTCCACGTCGCCCATCAAAGTCCGGAACTGCCTCCGGAAAGTCTCTGCCGCCGGATATTCACGGGCTATCTCAGCACGCTTGCAGAGAACATGATAGACAACGGCATCATGTGCCCATACCGGTAGCGGACACTCATCATTATCGGTATTGGCTTGCGCGACTCCACCTGAATCGTATACCCAATACTCGCCAGGTTGACAGTAACCTTCGATCATCAACGCCGCGCTGCGCGTGACAGAAGGCGTCGGAGCCAACACGATCTGATTCCCACCTCGGAACCCTACATGGGAAATAGGATCAGCGGCTGAGTCAAAACGAAACTGGTCAAAGTTATCGTCGTGACTACGCATGGTGCGAAGTCTTGACCAGTTCCCCGACGAATCCTTGAAGAACACCGCTACCGGGCGGTAGACATCCGGAGCGCAGTACACCTGCGTGTTAGCGGTCACATCCAGATAACGGATGTCCTCATGGCAATCTGACTGACGCGCCACTTCGTTTGTGGCATCCTTGATAAGGGAGTCCAATGCGAACGGGTCATCCCATCCCAGGGTGCCCGGTGATTCAGGATAGTACATCCTGACACGTTGCTTGATCTCCCCTCGCGTCATGTCACTTGCCCTTGGCCTTCTTCTTCGCCATTCCGGCTTCGGACAACGCGATGGCGATGGCCTGCTTGCGAGACGTGACCTTGGCACCGGAGGAAGACTTGAGTCCACCTTCCTTGTATTCGTGCATCACCTTCTCGACCTTCTTCTCGGCCTTGGTAGGTTTCTTCATCATCACTTGCCTCGCTTCGTTCCGAGTTCACGCTTGAGTTTCGCTATCTCAAGTTTCAGTTTCTGAACCTCAAGTTTGGACTCTTGCGCTTCCATTTTCTTCTCGGACTTGGATTCCTTGCCGTGCATCATACCGTTGCCGTTCATGGAACAAGACTTACGCATTATAGCCTCCAGATGACAAAAGGGGGAGGGTTTCCCCTCCCCCTGGTCGGTTCACCTTACTGCGGGTGCGAGTTGGTGATGTAGGCGTTGTAGGCGCCGGAAGCGAGAGTGCCACCACCCTTGACCATAGCCAAGCGGATGTACTTCTTCTCCGTGACAATAGGAATCCACACAACGTCACGCGAACGAACGGATCCGCCAGAAGTGATCGTGACCACCTGATCGGCACCGGACGTGTGCGCGTAGTAAGTGCTGTCATCCGTAGAGTGTTCAACGGAGAACGTCAACGTGACATCGGAAACCGAAGCCGCACCAGCAGTCACCTCAACACGCGCCCACATAACGGGTCCACGAAGGGAACCAGTTTTGAGGTTGATACCCGTGGAGTTGGTGCTACCGGTCTTGGCGGTTTCATTTGCCAGTTGGAGATTAGCATCATAAGCCATTTCAATAACTCCTTAGTTGCTCATCAACATTCCGTAGACACGGGCAATGGAGCGAGGATTGGCTTGGAACAAACCACACGCCCAGTCCACGACGACGTTTCGTCGCGTACCGACCGTTGGGTCGATCCCGAGATCCTTGACCGCAAGGGGTTCAAATTGCCAACCGGTAAAGTCATTCGCACCAAACTTGCAGACAAACAACGAAGAGCAGAGACCACCGGTAGTAGCCGTACCGGCAGTATTCTCAGTATTCGTAATGATCTGGCTGGTGTCATCAGACTTACGAGGCAACTGAAGCAACCGAGCGTTACGATACGTCGTAATGACACGGTCAAAGTTGTCCTTGGTCTGGTCCAAGGCATTACCGGACTGCGCTCGCTTGGCAGCGGTCGAAATACGGCGGAACAGCGAATCATTCACGAAGATGACTACGCCGTTGCCTTCAGGAGAACCGACATAGTCCAGAGCCTGGTCAAGACGCTCAAAGAACTGCTCCGAAGTAGCAGATGTCGCAGCATTCGCACCGGATAGTGCAAACGCCAAACCACTACCAGAACCAGCATCAATAAGCATTTCCGACGGAACGTCGTAATCGGTTTGACCAGCCGAACTCAGTCGGTAACGAAGGCCAGCAAACCAGTCGTCATCAGTAGTCGGCACGGCATTGATGAACTTGTCCGAGAAGGTACGGACAAAGGATTTCTGCCACGCCATGAACTGGACGTCGATCGGATCCTGAATGGCGTTCTGCTCCATGTCCAGGAATCGGTCGATCTGGAACTGATTGGAGACAATGTACGCCTGCTCTTCGAATTTCTTCGGGACAGAGCGGACAACGGTCGGTTCCGCATTCAACTTGCGGGTGCCAACCGTCGGCAGGGAACCAGCGAGGAAGCGAACACCGTTCGCCTTGAGCGACTTGGTGTTGGCAATCGGAAGAACGTCGAGAACGGAAACTCCCTGATCGTAGAGGCCCATCGTGATCTTCTTGACCAGAGGATCATTCGACATGGCACCGTAATCATAGAGCGTAAGGGCTTCGGAAGAAGCAGCCATTTCTTACTCCTTAGATAGTGTCCTTGTTTCCACCGAGGATGTCTCGCCAAGGTCGTGCAGCCTGTTGTTTCCAAGCGTCCAGAGGACTCATGGGGCGCGTCTGCTGCGCGGCTTGGTTCGTACTCCCCATCGGAGACGGAGGTGAAGGTTGACGAATCGCCTGAGACTTGGCGGCTAGGCTGAACCTGTCCACCATGGCCGCGACCTGCGCCGCGGCGGCGTCCGGTGCGAGACCGGCCCGAATCAGTTCATCGACCATGTCCGGAGCCTGCGCAGCGGAAGGGTGTTGCGTCAATGCAACCTGCTTGTGTTGCTGCAACAGCAACTCGCGCACCTGCTGACGTTCCCGCTCAAACTGGATCCGCTGGATTTCAAGATCACGGCGCATCGATGCCGTGGTTTCATCCAACTCGCCCTCGTCAACCTGACTCTGGAAGTATGCGGATACCCGCTCTTCCTCGATCCGTTGACGTTCAAGTTCCGCAGCTTGTTGCATCTCCGCCAAGGAACTGAACCCGAACTGCTGAAGGATTGCGTTCTCCGCTTCCTTCTGTGCCTTGAGTTCCTTGAACTGGTCGTTGACTTCCTTGAAACGATTGTATGGAATCGGGCCAGGCTCGCCCTCATCCGTCGTTTCCTCGTCGAATAGCGCTGGGCCTGTCGCGTCCCCCGTCGCCGGTTGCTCGCTAGTCTCCGAATCGATCTGATCGGACTCCGTGGCCGGCGAGTCCACGGTCTGTATCGCCTCTTCGTCCATCATTACCTCTTGAGCCACTATCGGCCCCTGTTATTCCGCTGATTACGTCCAGCGGTTGACGAAGGTTGGGACTGAGGGGCCATCAATCGCTCGACGGCCATCGTCTGCAAGTCCCGTATCTGTTGCGCCTGCGCGGTTTCCTCGTCCGCGTCGCGCTCGATCTGATTCTTGGCTTGATGAGTCTCGATCTGCAACTGCTGCTTAGCGGCTTCCATCTGTAGTTGCGTCATCGGATCGGCATTCTGCATCTGCGACTGCATCATCTGCTGTTGCTGTTCCATCATCGCGGCCTGATTCTCGGCTTCTCGCTGCTCTTGCTCGTCTATCGCTCGTAGAATCTTTTCAGTTTCCGGTAGATCCATGAGAGTGACGGCAAGGCGCGATGCAGAAGGCGTGCCCGGTGTTCCGAGGAGGCCCATCTGGTAGAAGGTGAGGATCTTCTGATTCTTTTCCTCTGGTCCTTCGGCCAATGTGGATCCAGGTGTGTAGATGACACGGTACTGACCTCCCTCGCGAAGGCCGCGCATGGACAACGGCTTTCCACCCGTCATGACTTCTTCGGGTTGCATACCGGGTTCTTGCGGCTCCACGGTTCCCTTGGAATCAAGCAGTCCAAGCATGACATCCAGAGGCGCCTTCTCCGAATACAACGCGACTTCCCATTCCGCGATCTGCACGGCGGACTTCTCGATGGAAGCACGAAGCGAAGCGTGCTGTGTCTGATCGGCTTGTTGCAGGAGGCGAATGGCTTCCGCAGGAGTACCTGCCGGTGCAAGTCCCTGGGTCACATCATGGACACCGGCGATGTCCTGCATATCCCGCTCGATCTTTTGCAGGAACGCCAACTTGTCTCCCGAGATGCCTTGGGAACGCGAGAACATAGGAGGCCCACCGGCAGTTGCGTCGTAATAGATCTTGCGGACACCGCGTCCCTTGATCTCGTCGAACGCATCGGCCTGCATACCGATACCCTTCGCGATAGCCACGAAGTCAACCTGTTGCTCGGCCTGCTCAAGCGCGGCGGACAGGATTCGGTTGTAGGTGTATTGCAACGAGATCAACTCGCCAGCCAGAGAACGCCCGTACGGAGAATCGGAACGTCCCTGATACGAAAGCGGTACGAACGGGAAGTCGTCGTTCTTCTTGTAAGGCCAAGTGCCGTTGTACAACACAACACCGCCGGCGATGATGATGTACCGGCCCTTCGGGAACTTGGCGGTAGGTTTCTCCCAGTATTCCTTCAGGATGGCGGCATCCATGCCCTTGCCCATCCCAGGAGTCTGCACCGGGGAAGCAAAACCGATACCGGCGTTCATGTACCGATTGACGTAGCCGTTGATCGCGTTCTGTCTCTTGGCATCCGGTTTTACGGACTTGCCTTTTTCCCCGAACTTGTCAACGAAGTAGGACAAAGGACGAGTCTCGGCATGGATCAACCACCGTACTTGTTCCCATGTTCGTGCGGTCGGATCCAGAAAGACGGAGAACGCAGGAAGGATCTCTTCGCAGATATCCCCTACAGGCGCCTGTTCAAAGTTGACGTTCCCGGCGAAGTCCACGACGGGAATCGTGTTCATCTTCTGGTCGTCCCAGTAGATCTTCAGGAAGCAAGTACTGGATTTGAGTGCCCAACCGACACGTTCCTTGGTCTGGGTATGCCGGTCGAACTTACGGGCGCAATGCCCACGAATGGCTTCCGCTTCCTTTGCAGCCTGCACATCAAGTGGATCGTCCGTAAGCGGGACGGCACGCACATCGGGAGAAGCAAGCGTAGCCTGGCTCTCCACCTTCATCAGAAGCGGCCGAACTTTGGGCGACGTGAGATATCGATGCCGCTCTTCTTCATTGATGAGCGAGATCAGTTGATCCGCTTGACGGCTAAGTCCGACCCATTGTCGCCCTTCTTCGAATGCGACTCCAAGTGCCCAGTCAACCTCAAGTGGTGCGCGGTGATCGGAAGCGGTCTTGAACTGATCATCGACATAGTTGAGAATCTGCCACTCGGATTCGGTCGGTTCCTGAAGTTCCTTGACTTCAGGATCCAGAGACAAATCCTCCTGTGTAGTGGCTTGCTTGCGCTGCGGGATTCTCATTACATATAGTCCTTGCCGACGCTTCCTGATATTGTACGCTTTTTCCACCAACGTACAATAGTGTTCACTCCACCCAATTGTATCCAGATCATGACCAACAAGGCCGTGTCAAAGTACTTCATTAGATGGTGTCGCCCGTCTTCTTGTTTCGCTTCAAGTAGTCCTCGGTAATCTTGGCGTACATCGGCATGGTGCGTTCTATCTTCGCCATGCTGGCTTCCGTCCTGACCAAAGCCATGTACCGGAGCGCATCAAGCGCATGGTCTTCAAGCGTTGTATCCAAGTCTTCGGGATTGCGTTCGTCCCTGATCATCAGCGGAATGGTTCGTATCAGGTTTGGGCATCGACCCTTGAATACGACAAGGTCGTCCGTATGCATCAGTTCCTTCAGGCGTGTCCATCCGACCATGCGGTTGTTGATCGCCGGAACTGCATGAATCCCTTCACGCCAGAACGCCTCGATCGGGTACTCCCCGATTCTCTTTGCCGGGTCTTTGGGCGGGAACATTGCTGGGTCTGCCGCGACAAGCACGTCGCCCGTGTTCTTGATCCCGAACCTGCGGAAGCATTCGATGATCTTGCCGGCCTGTTCCCTGGGAAGCATCCCTTCCCCGTATGCTTCATCGACTACGACGAGTTTGTTCGATTCATCGACTGCTCCCAATACGAATGCGAATGGGTTTGCGGTGCCGAAGTCCAGACCTCCGACGAACCTGTAGTGTTCTGGAATCTGGTATGGAACCACGACGTGCTTGTCTTCGAACCACTCGTCGAAGAAACGCCCTCCAACCTCAAGGAACTGGGCTTCGATCTCCTGCGAGAAAGTGCTTGCAGGAAGTTCCCGGCGCATCGCATCGATCTCGACAGCAGGTATGTGAGGATTCGTCCAAGATGGCATCTGCCAACAGGCGAACTCTGGATCTCGTTGCGGGTTGTCTTCACATCCTCTCCACCATAGTTCCCAGTAGAAATCACGACCACGAGGTGTACTGAGGAACCACGCATCGCCTTTGAAGTCAACAAGCGTAGGACGTATCGCCATTTCCCATGCAATCTGGAGGTGCCGCGCCTTCGCCGCTTCATCCAGCACGACGCGATGGTATTTACGTCCACGGCACGCCTCCGGATCGGAGTCGAGAGACCAGAAGTCTATTACACCTCCGGTGCTGAGTTCCAGTTTGTGTTGCTGTGCGTCACGTTTTACCGTGATCGGTCTCAGCAACCTGCATATTTCCCTCCATACTTCGGAGAGAGCCTTGTAGTCTGGAGCGAACCACGCCGTCGGATATCCGTCAAGTGCCGGCTCTATCACCAACCAGGAGCCAATCGTCGTCTTGCCCCATCTGCGTCCGCAGTTGATGATGTTGAAGCGTTTGTGTTCACGCAGGACTTCCTTCTGCGCGGCATGAGGAGGAGGCATATCCGGACGCCACATCGTCGGGCGCCTTTCCGAACCCGGTAGATGGTGTCCGAGTTTGCGTTTAATCCTCTTCGCTCTCGCTGCCAGTTGCAATTATTTCCGCCTCTTCCTCTTCTGCAGGACCGATAGC